CCATCGTGTTGACTTTTTAATTTCAACATATTGAATTCACTCTTTTGCGTCGCTTCCTTTATTGTGTAACTTTCCTTTAACCTTCCAATGCTAGAAGCGTGGTTAGCTAACTTAATTTCAAGTTGAGCAATTTTACCGATTTGTCGTATCGCATCATCTGCATATACTTGGATCGATTTCTTATTTTCTACTGCCTGCTTTTCTAGTTTGATTAATTTCTCGGTATTGCCCCCTTGTAGTTCCGCTTCTCTTTTTGTAGTAAATATACCATACTCTTCCAGTAATTTTTCATTAATATCATTAAACCCAAAATATTTCTTTAAATAAACATTTCCGTCAATATTTGAAACTATGTACAAGCCGGGTACAGCATTTAGTGTACGCTGACTTTCTAACTTAATTGCTTTGCCTAATAAATTAACCCAAAGTGATCCATAACGGTTATCAGGATCCACCAGTTGAATGGAGGTCGTCAAACTATTATCTTTTAACTCTGTGTCTTCTAATTTATCAAGTGCAGCTTGTGGTGTGTTACGCGCATGTTTATTTGACCGGTTCTCTGATGCAAATAAAGTTATGCCTAACATTTCCGAATGTATTACGTCGTTCTCTACTGTGTGATGTGCTGTTAACTTAATAGTAGTTGTAAATGCGCGATTACCAGAATAAGCACCTAGCATTCTTTTCTTTTCTTCTTCTAACCACACGATCATACTTTGGATGATTTCTTTATCCAAAGGAGTTAATGCATCGTCAATGTTTAAACGCAACATCGCAATGTCTACATTTAATAATTTTACTTCAATGTTTTGTTCTTTAAATACTGACGGCTTTTCTGGACGCGCTACTTCGTAAGATAAGCCACCCTTTACTTTAACCCAGATAGAACTATCTGAAGTGTTATCAATCCGATAACTCAACTTAAACCCATTTGTTGACATTACATTTTATCCTAATTTTTTTGGCCAAAAAAATCAACTATATTCAGTGTTACCAATAGATAATATAGGCTTCAAATATAAACGGCTAAATATAAATAAGGTTAATACTCCTACTCCCGCAAGGGAGTAGGAGTATTATATTTAAACGGCTGCTTTAATTACAACAAGTACTCGTTATCATCTAGACTACGATAGTACGTTGGAGGAATGGTGAGAATTATGGAGCCGTCACGTCTTTGGTAAAAACCGGTTTCACTTCAGTGTTAACCAGTTCTACTTTGCTTACCGCGTTAGGATCAACAGCGCCAGCAGTGGTAGCAACAAACTGACCAGGAGCGGTACGCACGTTAACGCCACCCAGTTTACTGAAGACACCGTTATCGTCCAGGAAGTCAACAGCGTCGAGGATGTCGAGACGACCCATCAGCACGTTGAGGTTCCATTGACGGTAGCAAGGCATGGTCATCATGACGCCGTAGTCCACGGTACCACGAGTTACGTTGCCGTGCAGAACGATGTTTTCTTTAGCAACGTTAACGCCAACGCCTGCCAGTGGGTTGATACGATCTTCGGTAGAATCATTGGTAGGGATAATGAAGATCTTACCAATCATCAGGTCGAAGTTAGTTGGGACGATTTCGAAGTTCTGCAGAGCAGAAATACGAGAGTCGCCAACACGCATCAGGAAACGCGCCAGGTTCTGGTGAGCAATGACGGTCCATTTGGTTTTCTCAACGCCAGAGTACTCGTTGATAGCCGCGATGTTCGATTTGAATTCCAGAGCTGCTGCAATATCCTGAATTTCATAAAGAACCAGCGCACAAATGTTTTCGAACACGTCAACGTTGTCCGGAGAGCTGATGTGATCCTGGATACGCAGTGAACGCAGTACTGCAGCTGGGCGGCAGAACATACGGCCTGGCAGATCGTTACCACCGGTGTTATTATCAACAACAGGCTGACCATCGATGCTACGCAGATAATCGAAGTGATTAAACGCTTCATCGAATGCTTTACGAGAACAGCGAGTCTGAATGGTCACACCCATATAGGAGATCGCATCATCCAGAGATTCTTTGTTCACGTCTTCTGCACGCACAGGGTATTTGACGGAAACAGGAGTCTGACGGTTAGTGGTCAGTTCTTTGTTGGCATCATACACTTCCAAACGATAACCGAAGTTGCCGTTGTTGGCGTTGGTCAGGTTCATTTCAGGTGTTGCACCGTTAACGGTAGAACCCTGCAGTTTGCGCATCAGCAGTTTTTCTGCATCGGTACCATTCACGTGAGTGATACGAGCGCCATCGACCAAACGAGTCAGTGATTCGATAACCACTTTACCGGTAGTCAGAGACAGTGCAGTTGTTTGACGGTTATAACGACCAGTCATACGGACGTGCAGGTTAGGCTCGTAACCAGCAGTGTAGAATACCTGGAACAGAGCTTTAGCGGAAGCGCCTTCATCATCAACGATCTGAGATGCCGCAACATGACGCAGAGAAATATCAACGTCACGGTCGTTCGAGTTCTGGCCAATAGACGTTGGCGCCATATTGGTGTTGGTCATTGAACTGGTGTCAATGAAGAACTGGATTTTGGTACCATCGAGAGTACCATTCACGCCGACTTCGGTGATGCGGATAGATGCTGATTCGATATCATCAGTATCAGTCCAGCCACGTTGGCCAGGAGCTTGGCACAGGCCGAGCAGTGAAGGAATAGATGCTGGAACGGCCAACATTTGGGTCAAGTGGTCTTGACGGCCATACGCGTCGCCGGAAGCATAATCAGCTGAAGTTGGAGCTTTGACAGTAGGAGCCAGGAACAGGTCATAGTTGTCGTCAGCTTCTTCTTCCGGGAATACCGGGTAAATGCGCAGCAGATCGTCTTTGAACAGATCGCCAGTACGCAGCACGCCGAAGATCGGAGTCAGTTCAGTCATTGATTCCCATGCGTTTGCGCCGTTGACATAAGAGCCAACACCCGCAGCACGGACGTTCATGCGAACACCTTCGTCTTCGTATTTGATCTGGATGGTTTTGTACAGCTGTTCAGCAGCGGCAGTTTGCAGACGGGTCTGGGTGTTCAGAACGATGTTAACTGCTTTGGTAGTAGCTGAGCTACCTTCAAAGTTGTTCATCGTAAAGCCTTCAAGACCTTCGCGTTTGGCCATAGAGCGCACGTCAGCGTCAGTGATAACATTTTTAACGGCATCAGCATAGTCGGTACGACCCATAGAGGCAGCAACCGCAGAGAAGTTTGAAGCGTTAACGTTTTGTTTCAGACCGCGACCAAAAGCAGAGACACCAGATTCAGCGTTGTTAAAACCATTCAGTTGCTGTTCAGCGGCACCAAAAGATTCCATACCAGATAAGGCGGAGAACTTTTTGTTATTGATCAGATCCAGTGTTTCTTTAACCAGGTTACCGGAAAGGCGAACGCTGGCGCGAACATCTTTTAAAGTCATGTGCTAATCCTTAATTAAGCGAATTTTTTAGTACTCGATATAAATAAACAAATATTTGTTTGCTCAACGCATAAAATACTACTTAGATGGTTTCAGTAACCTTGTTCTAGCGCATAGAATGCGTTGCTCAAAGTGAATTCATCTGGACCTACATTTACTATAGGATTAAAGTGAACGTCCTGATAACCATATACACGGAATAAAACATCAGTGATTGCTAATGAAAGTTTGTCCCCTTCCAATAAAGTCCAGCCGGGATAGTCGATTTCCTTACTGCCTTTGTTAGCAATCATAACTACGATCCCGGAATTACCGTTACGGTAGAAATATGAGTTATGTTGATCTAACAATTCAATAAAATATTGTGTAATGTCAGCGCCGTTCTCAACACGAGCTTTAAGTGGCTTGTGTTCTGGTAAATCACTACCTTCAAAATAATCGCGATGCTCTTGTTTACCTAAGAAATTTGCCATCACTCGTTGAAGTAAAATGAAACTGGCCGCCTCATCAAATGATAAATTTTTATGAAGTGCTGCGACGTTATCCAGCTCCGAATATCCTATACCTACTTTTTTAATAAGATCATTTAGGTCTTCAGTGACGAGCAAAAAATCGATCTTAGTATTTTTGTTCTTTAAAATAAATTTCATATCTACCACCGGAGTTAAGAAATGGGACATCTGTTAATGTTGGTAAAAGTATTAACGTGCTTTTATCATGCCAAGACTTTAAAAGACAAACTGCTAATGAACGAATTGGCTGATTTGTTAAAGACCATCAAAACGCCGACAACAGATGTATTTGTTCAAGACCGTAAAGTAGATGCCGAAATTCGTTCTACTATAGATTGGGTCATAGAACAACCAGATGATGAAGCAATCATAAAATCAATGCTTTTGCAACGCGTTTATAGCTTTGTAAAGGATGCACCAGAACTTAAAGAACTCATTAGTGCTGGATTTGAAGATTATCCAACTAGTGAACGTACGCGTCAGATCATTTATAAACATATTGAAGAAATTCGTAAAGAACAAGAAAATACAAAGATCAATACTGCTTTAAAGAAAAAGTTTAAAGATTTCCATTTTAAAGAATTACACACTCTGGGCAAAACTGAATGGCTTGACTTGATGGAAGCTATTCAAAATAAAGTTAACCATAACTACAACGAAGAAAAACAAACAGAAATTGTTGAATCAGTTAACAGCGAAGATAAAAACTTATTCTTAGAAATTGTACAGCGGGCGCAGAACGAAAGTAATGGTAGTGGCATTATCAAGTTAGGTATTCAGGGTATGAACCGTGGGTTAGGCCCAGACCAAGGTCAACGTCGTGGTAAGACTTACTTATGGAACGCATTGACTAACCGTGGTAAGTCTTTAATGATGGGCCATGCGATTGCAAGTTGTGGTTTGTATAACAAAGCTCAACCCATGTTGCGTAACAAAGCTAAGATTCCTACTATTGTTCTGGATTCTGCGGAAGATGGTATCGAACTTATCTTAACCCGCATGTACAAACTTATCAGTGTGGCTAAGACGGGCACCGTAATACCGTTTGAAGAAGTTACCGCTGAAATTGTTCACAAAACTATTACCGAAGCCTTTATTGAAAATGGTTGGTATTTTGTATTCAACCAAATTGAACCTAACAAAGATAATTTTAATAACTTCTGTTCACGTATCCGTCGTTTAGAAATGAAAGGTCACGAAATCATTTACTACGTTTATGATTATCTGGCTATGATGGAACTTGATGGTATTATCGGCGACTCCAAGTCTGACCGGTTACAGATGTTGTTACGTAAGGCTCGTGCCTTTACTTCTGCTCGTGGTATTTGTTTTAACACACCGCATCAACTTAACCCTGACGCTAAACGATTGTTACGAGAATCTGATGATGACTCGGAAATATACTTTGCACAGATGGTTGCTGGTAAGTCAATGACCGAAGGGTCTACTAAATTGACA